AATCTTTATGGTATAACTTTACAACCAGGAACAACTTACGTACAAATAGGATAATATGGCATCTAATTATAGTGGTTTAACTCGAAATATTTGGCCAGGTACCTGGAGTACCAACACTAATGCGCCTATTGTATTAGATACGGAAATTCGTGGAGCTTTACAAAGTATAAGTGGAGATTCTGGAGATAGATTAACAGATATTCCTGGAGCTAGAATACAAGAAGGTATGTTAGTATATCTTAAAACAGGATATACAGCAGGAGCTACAACTCGAAATTCGGATTCTTATTACACTTACAAATTATTAGGAGGTGAATCACGTAGTGCTATAACAGGTGCTATGCCTAATGCTGAGGCAAACTGGACAGAATTTACAGTTGGTGGTGGAGGAGGTTATACAGGTTCAAAAGGAGATTTAGGATATACAGGTAGTTTAGGATATACAGGTAGTTTAGGATATACAGGATCAGCTGGAGTTGGTTATACAGGTTCTACAGGATTTACTGGATCGGCTGGAGTTAATGGATACTCAGGTTCAAAAGGTGATATCGGTTATTCAGGAAGTTTAGGTTATACAGGATCAGCTGGAGTTGGTTACACAGGATCAAAAGGTGATATCGGATATTCAGGAAGTTTGGGATATACAGGTTCAAAAGGTGATTTAGGATATTCAGGAAGTTTAGGTTATACAGGATCGGCTGGAGTTGGTTACACAGGATCAAAAGGAGATTTAGGATTTACAGGTAGTTTAGGTTACTCCGGTTCAAAAGGTGATTTAGGATATTCAGGAAGTTTAGGTTATACAGGATCAAAAGGTGATTTAGGATATTCAGGAAGTTTAGGTTATACAGGATCAAAAGGAGATTTAGGATTTACAGGATCAACCGGTGCTGGTTATACTGGTTCACAAGGTTACACAGGCTCTGAAGGAAATTTAGATGTTACAACTTCTGCCACTCCTCCTACAAGCGCTCAACTTGGAGACGTTTGGTTGGATGAAGCAACAGGTGTTCAATATTTTTATTACAATGATGGAAACTCCGATCAGTGGGTAGAATTTTCAAACGTAGGATTACCAGGTTATGCAGGATCACAAGGTAACATTGGTTATGTTGGTTCACAAGGTTCTATAGGTTACACAGGATCAGCAGGTGTTGGATATACAGGTTCATCAGGAAATATTGGATATACAGGTTCATCAGGAAATATTGGATATACAGGATCAGCAGGTGTTGGATATACAGGTTCATCAGGAAATATTGGATATACAGGTTCATCAGGAAATATTGGATATACAGGATCAGTAGGTTACACAGGTTCATTAGGAAATATTGGATATACAGGATCAGCAGGTGCTGGTTACACAGGTTCAGCAGGTTACACAGGTTCATTAGGAAATATTGGATATACAGGATCAGCAGGTGCTGGTTACACAGGTTCAGCAGGTTACACAGGTTCATTAGGAAATATTGGCTATGTTGGTTCACAAGGTTCTATAGGTTATACAGGTTCTCTAGGTTATACAGGATCAGCAGGCGCTGGTTATACAGGATCAGCCGGCTCTGGTTATACTGGTTCTAAAGGTGATATTGGTTTTACAGGTTCAGCAGGTTCAGGTGCTGATGTATTTGCACGCTGTAGCTGTACTTTTGGCGAGGCAAACATAGTAACAACAAACTTAGATACAGGTACAGGCATAAATTCTTCAAATAATTTTTTTGTTGGTTGTTTTGCTGGACAATGTTCAGGAGTGGCATATGAATATTCTAGCTTTAATACTTCAGCTTCAAATAATACTTTTATAGGAAGATGTGCTGGTCGTTGTAATATTGCTGGAGGTAATAATACATTTTTAGGACTTCAAGCGGGTTATAATAATGCTTGTGGCCACTCTAATATTTTTATTGGATGTTGTTCAGGTTATTCTAATATAAATGGATCTGGCAATATTTTTTTAGGTAGAAAGTCTGGTATATCAAACACGTGTGGATGTAGTAATGTTTTTTTAGGCACTTACGCTGGATGTAATAATACAACAGGGAATTTTAATTTTTTTGTAGGAGAATATGCAGGATTCTGTAATACAACAGGTAATGGTAATGTAGCAATAGGATGTAGAGCTTTAAGAAACTCAACAGGATCAAATAACGTTGTTTTTGGAAATTACGCAGGTAGAAACATCACAACTGGTTCATATAATTTTATTGTAGGCGTCTCAGCAGGTAGAGATGTATCTACAGGCAGACATAATGTTTTAATTGGCCAAGCTGCTGGTTATGGATTGGAAGGAGTAGGTAATACAGCATGTGATAACATTTTTATAGGTCAAGGTGCTGGAAAATGTGTATGTTTTGGTGATTGTAACGTTGTATTAGGATGGAATGCTGGAATGTGTATAACTTCTGGCAGAGAAAATGTTTTTTTAGGTCAACAAGCAGGAAGACATAACGGTTCAGGAGTAGGCAACGTTGCTATAGGAACTTGTTCATTAATGTATAATTGTTGTTATGCAGAAAACATAGCAATAGGAACATGTTCCCTAAAATGTACTAATCTTTCTTATTTTACTATAGGAATAGGAAAAAATACAGGAATGTGTACATATCAATCCAATTCTAACACGTTTTTAGGTCATTATGTAGGTGTAAATTTATGTTTGGCTGGACAGCATAGAAATTTTGCCGCAGGGTGGTGTTCTTTTAATAGCAATATTGGCGGATGCGAGAATATAGCTATAGGTTCTTATACGAATGAATGTGGTGCAACTGCAAGTAATAACATTTTTATGGGAACTTGTACAGGTAGATTTACAAGTTCAGGAAATTATAACGTACTTATAGGTTATCGTTCAGGATATTGTAACAATATTGGTTGTAACAATATATTTTTAGGTAATAGAGCAGGTTATTGTAATACTGGAGGAAATTGTAATATTATAATGGGTATTGGCGCAGAAGGTGATGGAGCTAGTTGTAGTAATCAAATAATACTTAAAGCTGGATGTAACACATTAAAAGTAAATTCTGCTGGAACTTTTACTTTGAATGGTACTGCTGTAGGATCAGGATCAGGAGACGGATATACAGGCTCTCAAGGTTATACAGGCTCTCTAGGTTATACAGGATCTATAGGTTATACAGGATCAGCAGGTGCTGGTTATACTGGTTCAACAGGATATGTAGGATCAAAAGGAGATCCTGGAGGTTATACAGGCTCTCAAGGTTATACAGGCTCTCTAGGTTATACAGGATCTATAGGTTATACAGGTTCACAAGGCGTAGGTTACACAGGTTCACAAGGTGTTATAGGTTACACAGGTTCAAAAGGTGATCCAGGAGGTTATACAGGTTCAAAAGGTGATATAGGTTATGTAGGATCAGCTGGTTCAGGTGCTTCATCACGTTCAAGTGTTGCCGTTACATCATCATCTTTGAGTAATAATGCTTCTGAAAATTTAACAATTACAGGTTTTAAAGGATACGCTTTATTTAAAATAGAAACTTCCGCAGCTGCCTGGGTAAGAATTTACACAGATACAACTTCACGTTCTAATGATAGTGCTAGAGGTGAAACAACAGACCCTACTTCAGGTTCAGGAGTTATTGCTGAAGTTATTACAACAGGCAGTCAATCAATTTTAATATCACCAGCTGCTGTAGGATTTAATAACAATGGTACAATTAATACTGATATTCCTATTTCTATAAAAAATAAAAGTGGTTCTACAGCAACTATTACCGTAACTTTAACAATTTTACAATTAGAAATTTAAAATGTCTGAAACAAAAGAGTATGTAGTTACTTTACGTAATAGACAAGACATTGATTCTTTTTATGAAGATATGGAAAATACTGAAGGTACTTTACATATTCCTAATCGTAAAGTTGATATTGCTAATATAAGAGAAATAAGTAGAAACACACATTATTATTTAACAGACGAAGAAGCAAATATTTTAAAAAACGATCCTAGAGTTTTAGCGGTAGAAAAATTACCTAAAGAATTAAATTTAGTTCCTATTGCTTTTTGGTCTCAAACAGATAATTTTGAAAAAAGCAACACAATAGATTCTAATGATAAAAATTGGGGACTATATAGTGTTACGTCAGGAACTCCTTTAGCAAATTGGGGAACAAACGGATCTTTTACTCAAACTGCACAAACAATTTATACTACATCTTCAGGAAAAAATGTAGATGTTGTTGTCGTTGATGCTCATATTAACGGAAATCATCCTGAATTTGCCGTAAATTCTGATGGAACAGGAGGAAGTAGATTTGTTTCATATGATTGGTTTCAACATAGTTCAGCTTTAGGATATGTAACAACATTACCTTATAGTTATAGTGCTGTGAGTAGCAACCATGGAACGCATGTAACTGGCACTGTTGCAGGAAATACTCAAGGTTGGGCTAGAGATGCTAATATCTATAATATTGAATTTAGTTATTCTTCATCAGGAGGTCCAGCAGGTAGTTGGGAATTATACATTTACGATTACATAAGAGAATTTCACAAAAGTAAACCAATTAATAATACTACAGGAAGAAGAAATCCTACTATTGTAAATAATAGTTGGGGTTATAACTATGTAGATCTTTTTTTAAGTAATATCTCACAACTTAACTATAGAGGCACTGTAATTAGTGTTTCTGGAACAAATGAACAAAGAAAAGCAACTTTAGAAACTTATGGAATTCCTGTATTTTATAGTAACGCATTAAGAGCAACACCTGCAAGATATGCTGCTTTAGACGCTGATGTTGAAGATGCAATAGCGGATGGAGTTATATTTGTTGGATCTTCAGGAAATTCATATTGGAATGTAAATACTGAATCAGATTTGGACTATAATAATTATTTTGATTATTCAAGTTTTGGTGGTATTACAGTTTATCCTATGCGAGGTTCAACACCCACAGCTTCTGGTACTTCATTATGTATAGGTGCTATAGATGTTGTAACGCAAGAATATAAAACTACATTCAGTAATTATGGAAGTCGAGTAGAGGTTTATGCTCCAGGTAGATTTATAACCTCATCAGTTTATGGTTTTTCAGCTCAGTCTGAATTTGGTGTTACTTTAGTTACCGATCCTAGAAATAATATTTATTACCTAGGTTCTATTTCAGGTACAAGTATGGCATCACCACAAGTAACAGGCCTTTTAGCTTGCTTATTAGAAAATTTTCCTTCAATGACACAATCTGAAATAAAAACATATATAGAAAATAATTCAACCAGTAACAGAATATCATCTACCGGAGGTGGGGCATCGGATTATACATCTCTAGGTGTAAATTCAAATAATAGATATTTGTTTTATAAAAAAGAAAGAGGATTGACAGGATATGTAGCGATAAACACTGTTAAAAATAGATCAAGCACTGGAAATGTTTATCCTAGAACAAAAATTAGAAGATTTGGTTAAGAAATATAAAAATTATAA